AACTATTGCGGATACAGATAGGACAAGTTGCATCACAACTCAGAGCCTGGAGATTATAGACGAGGCTCGCGATAATCCGTCTTATCTGAGCTGCAAGTTTAAGAATTTAGATGCTGTCGGTATCCCATCATTAGAAGATGAGATTACTGTAACTAACGAGGGTACTAAGTTATTTGGGGGCAATATTACTGGCGTTAGGCCGAGACGACTTGGGGCGGGAGAGGTAATTTACGAGATAGATGCTGTTGACTACACACGGCTTTTAGATAAAAACCTCGTTATAGAGAGCTACCAGGGTAAAACAGATAAACAAATTATCGAGGACATCGTTTCAAACTACTGCCAGGGGTCGGGGATAACAACCACTGAGGTTACTGAGGGTGTAACCATTAACGCTATTACTTTTAACTATGCTCGACCTAGCGACTGTCTTGGCAGGATAGCCAAGCTGACTGGGCGTTTCTGGTACATAGACTACGACAAGGTTATCCACTACTTCGCACTAACCGATAACGCAGCCCCGTTTAATATTGATGATGACAGTGCTACCTACTGGGACATGGACATCTCGAAAAGTAACGACAACATGAGGAATCGAGTCTATGTTAGAGGCGGTGTCGAATTGAGCGATTTCACAGTTATTAAAATGGTGGCCGATGGGGAGCAAAAGGTTTTCAATCTCCCTGATAAGCCCCACAGTATCACCATGAAAGAGGGGCTCGATGCCAAGACGATTGGGATAAAGAATGTCAGCTCTTTTGCTGACTACGACTATCTTTTGGACTACCAGCAGAAGTATATTGAGACAGATGTCGCACCAGCCGCCGATACCGTGATGGAGTTTACTTATAAGTACGATATTCCTATTCTAGTTGCGGTAGAAGATACAGACAGTATAGAGGCCAACGGGCAGTTTGAATACGCAATCTTTGACAAAAAGATAGATTCAATTGATGACGCAAGAGACAGAGCCAAGGCCGAGTTAATTGATTATGCCGAAACCTTTGTTGATGGCAGCTTTGTAACGGACACAAACGGATTCATGGCGGGGCAATACATCAACATAGATTTGACCGATTACGATATTGATGATAATTACCTCATTCAGAAAGTGATGGCAAGGTCGTTAGGTGGGGGCACCTTCCATTATACTGTATCGGTAGTGAGCGCTAAGAAGCTCGGCATTATAAACTTCCTAATTAAGCTGCTAGAGGGGCAGCGAGATGCCTTGGATATTGCTGACGATGAGGTAGTTGATGAGCTTTGGGAGCCCACTAACCAAGGGATTCTAATACAGGATTCTATTGCTAGCATGATTACTGACTCTCCGCCATACCAGTGGGATGACGCAAAGTGGGACTTAGCGGAGTGGTCGTGATATACTATAACTATGAAAGCGGTTTCAGGACTTAAAATCGGTGTGAATGTCCACGGGATACTTCGAGATGCGAAAAGTGGTAAAATAGTAGATGAGTTTTGGGGGCATAATTTAGTAACTACGGCAGGGCTAACTTCTTTAGCGGCCCGAATACAAGGCTCAGATGACCCAGCTACTAAAGGGGTAGTCACTTACTGTGCTGAGGGTACAGGCACTGATGCGGCAGCGGCAGGGGATACAGAGTTACAGACTGAGCACTTTAGAAAGTTAGTTAGCGTTAGAAGCTCCGCAGGAGCTACAGCGACTTTTAGGACTTTCTTTAACACTACTGAGGCAAATGTTACAATAAAGGAGATAGGGCTGTTTGGGGATGACGCTACAGCAACTCCTGATTCGGGCACCTTATTTGCTAGGTTGATAGTTGATAAAACGAAAACAGATGCTGAGACTTTGACTCTTGAATGGGATGTTGTTTTCAGCAACGCTTAATGAGGTAATTTATTATGGCTGAGGTTTCACCAGGACAAGACATAATAGCAGCACAATACAACGCACTGTGGGCGGCTAGGGTGCCTTCGGGGGCTATTCTAATGTGGTCGGGTACGATAGCAACTATCCCCGCTGGTTGGAATATTTGTGATGGCAATAACAGCACTCCAAACCTGATTGATAGGTTTGTTATGAGTGTGCCTACTGCAGCCACAAACCCAGGAGATACTGGTGGTGCCCATACAAAAACTATTGCTACTGCTAATTTGCCGTCTCACACCCACTCATTCACAACAGGCGCGGTGGGGAATCACGGTCACGATATACGAGTTGAGAAATATGGTGGCTCAAATGACCCACGCTTCCCTTACCCACTTGAGGGTTGGAGGCCTACTACTTGGATGGATTCTGGCTTGATAAAAACTGGTGGTGCACACACCCATACGGGGACAACCAACGCAACTGGTAGCGGCAGTGCTATCGACATCCGACCTAAATACTACAAACTGGCCTTTATAATGAAGAGCTAATCCAATGAAAAGTCACTATCATTTTCTATTCTGGTTTTATACAGAGAAACACGCAGGCGATTTTACCGAGGTTACCGCAGTAGATGTTATAGCAAAAGACCTAGAAACTGCTATTAAAGAAGCACAAAAGTTTGATAATAGAAGCTACTTTCTGAAACAAGTAATCGAGCATCACGACAGTCACGAGGGGATGGTTAGTTAGTGGGAAAACGCTATGCCAAAAGATAAAACAGTTAAAGAAAGGATTGCGGTGGTAGAAAACGAAGTTAAAAATCTTGGTCAGGCTGTTGAGACAGGCTTCGAGCGTGTAGGTAAGGACATAAAAACACTCTCCGATAAGTTTGACAGCCTCGATAAAAAGTACGTGACTAAAGCAGAGTTTGCCCCCATTCAGAAGTTTGTCTATTCGATTGTGGGTGCGGTTGGGTTAGCTGTTATAGGCGCTCTGCTGTCGTTAGTTATTAAATGATAGCCCTTCCGAAAGTCTATTCCCAGAGAGACGAGAGGTGGAAAGACAACCTGCTTGGGTTTTCGACAGTATCTACCATCGGGTCTTATGGGTGTATCGTTACTTGTTTGGCGATGATTGCCCGATACTTCGGCAAAGATACCGACCCAGACAAGGTAAACAGCGACCTTAGAGGTGTCGATGGGTTTCAAGGTGAGGTTTACTACAAATGGGGTAGGCTAAACCGACTCTATCCAGATATTAACTTTACTAAATTCGTCAATACTCCTGACACAGTTACCCCAGCGCAGTTTGCGGAGATTGATGCGCACTTAAAAGAGGAGTTTCCAGTAATACTGAAGGTTGACTACAACCCCGCTACAACCTTTGTAGAGCAGCACTTCGTACTTTTAATTGGCAAAGTCGGTAATTCATACAAGATTGCCGACCCGTGGACAGGTAAGATTGAGAGTCTTTTCGATAAGTACGGGACAGCAAAATACGCTATTGAGCGATTTATCTTCTACGAGGGGCCACTTCTGGGGGGAGGTGATGACATGACCGAAAAAGAGAAAGAAATACAAAACGACATTATCAAAGACCTTCGCAACTTGGAAAAGGAGGTCAGGAAAACTTTGCCAAACCAGATTGCGGACATCCTGGCTGAGAATAGCAAGGATACCGCTAAACAGATTGCCACTTCTGCCTTAGATGTCCGCTCATTTGTTACAGCCAAGCTTGATAAGCTGGATGACAGGGTTAACGCCCTGGAGGTAAAAGGCGGTCAGATAAAAGAGGAAATTAAAGAAAATGGGAAGGAGGTGAATACTACAGTGAATACTGATGTTAAGTATGCTATTAAAGAGGGTCTAAAGGAATTATTGCGTGTTTCGTTGTTTGCTCTCGCATCTTTAGGGATTAGTTACTTGGCTTCCTTGCCACCAACCCCAACAGTTGCAGCAGGTACTATTATCTTAAAGGGGCTTGATAAGTTTATCCACAAGGTTGCTAAAGCGGTTGACGACAAGGCACTATCAGCGAGACTCGTTACAGGGTTGAGCAGATTCTGATATACCAGGGTGCAGTATGTGGCGGTCTGATAGGTAAATCCTCATTATAATATATTAGAGCAGGAGATTCTGCGTAGGTAGAAGTCTGTGCTTGACAACGACTTTGGGGTATGAAACAATAATAGTAGGATTATTGGTCTGTTGTGCGGTAGGGTCGTTTTCATAAGTATTTATTTTGACTCTGCCGCCAATAGACTAAAGAAATATGACTATGTATGATGAGTTTCACAAACGAGTATTAGATGACGCAGCCTCTGGCAAGCGAGTATCTCCGCTAACTGCTATTAGAGCGTTTTGCTTAGAGTGTGTAGGCTTCAACCACGCCGAAGTTTCTAAGTGCAAAAGTAAGGATTGCCCTCTATGGTACTTCCGTATGAAGAGAAACGATACGGGGCAGAAAAAGGCCCAGGAGGGCTGAGCGGATTGGTAGTTGACAGCTCTATTTTAGTTTGGTAACATGTAATTAGAAATGAATAATAATGAATTAGGAAACAAAGTATCTTTCGTGGCGGGGGTTAGGTTTTACCTAATTCCCCTAGCCCCTACCACAAAGGATACTTTCTCTAGTTTTATTAGAATATTAACTAACCCAGCGTAACTGCTGGGTATTTCTTTGCGCCAGGAGTGGGTAACAGTTATCTTTCAGCCCGCACCTGGTAGGTACTTTAACAGCAACCAATGATGAGGCAGGATTAGTCCCTGAGCCTAAACAGGGGATACTCCAACAGTTGAAGCTCTGCTAAACCTACTTCGGTAGTATAGGGCAACTTCAGACCACCTGGTCGCTTTAGAATGGGTGGGGCGAAAGCCCAAGAGCGAGGATATTATGGGAGCTGCGGATGGCTTGTCAGGTAGCCAACCCCCACCTTCAGCAATGAAGGTTGGTACTCTCATAGCCGCTTCGGTGAAATCCCGATGTACGGTTACAGTCAAAGTCGTGACTGGTAAATAAGCCCAAGGGGGCTAAATAAAACTGAAACAAGCGCAATAAAACAAAAATGGAGGTCGTCATCATGGGAAGCTGTTATGTCATAGATTCTTACCTAGTATCCAGTATAGGGGATATTAGCGAAAGCTATCTTGTAAGAGCGGGAGAATACTTTAACAATACAAATTACGAGCCACGATATAATTTAAGACATATAACAATTGCGCGCCAAACAATAGATTAAGACATTATAGTTTTGCGTTGGCACTTGACAGCCGCTTTAGGGTGTGAAATAATAAGACTGTCATTGTGACACCCCAAATTTGGCACCTCTGCCAGCTTGGGTTGGCATCTTGACCTCCTTTCAACCTAGGCAGCGGATTCGCCTAATAGGAAAGAATCCAAGTTTTAGTAAAAGGTTCAGTAAAAGGTTAACGGTAGGTTGGGGCAGGTAAAACTGCCCCTCCCTCCCAGATTGGTGCTTGACAAACGCTCTGGACTGCTTTATTATAGATAACATGAAGGGTAAAAGAAATTGCTACACAGTAAATGTCCACTATTTCAACGAAGAGTACGCCACTATCGGCGGGCTAGGTACGTTTCTTGAGCTTAGACTAACAGGTGCTAGCTACAGGGAAATTGGTAAATACTTTGGATTTACGGGCTCCCGTGCCCATCAAATCGGGCGTGCTCTTGAGTCAAAACATCTTTTATCGAAACGGGCAGATATTGAAGAGGATATAGTAAAAGAAACTCTTCGGAGTGTCGTTGCGAGAGGCGGTGACTTAGGATGAATAAAATATTAAAGTGGGTTTTAATTAGTCTTGCCGTGTTGGCAGTAGTTAGAATTGTTGCTGTAAGCGGTAATTCAAATTGTCCAGAGCAAAAAGTTGTAGAGAAAGAGGTTATTGTAGAGAAAGAAGTTATTAAGGAGGTTTGCTCCCAAGAATCGCTTTGGAGAGAATTGAAGGAGGTAGATGATAGGGCATTTGGAATGTCAGCAATAGGTGTAGGGTTTATGGCTGATGGAATGATAGCAGCATTTGCCCGTAATGTTGCAGGTATGGAAAGAGTTACAGAATCAATAAATGCGAATAATTTGGTGTTGGAGGGGATATTTGGTGAGCGTAATTCTATTTTATCTAAGCTGGGGTATTAGGTTTAGGTACAGTAAGAGATGTAGCGGCGAGACAGTTATAATGGGAGGTGATTTAGTATGACTAATTTTGATTTCGTTATCAGAGTATTAGGAGTAGCATTAGGTTTTCCAGTGTTTGTAGGTTTAGTAAGAGTGGCTATGGGTAGAAAGGTATTTGCGGGCGAGAATATTTTTTGGCTAGGTATCGCTTATTATCTTTTATTGGGTATTGTTTTATAAGGAGGTAACAACATGGTTAAATTACCAGACAATTCTACAGGGGCTATTAAGGCTAGGTTGCTGAAAGAGGCTAGGGCCAAGACAGTTAGAGAAGTTGTGCAGTATGATGTCTTCCTCAACGCTGCGGAGGATTTGGAGCCTGATAAGGATGGAGATGCTTTGTGGTATGGCGGAGTACACGAGCTGCGAAACACGGATACAGTCAGGGTACAGTTTCCAGCAGGGGCAAGTGCGGTGGATGTTTTAAGAGCACTCAAAAAGATTGTGGAGAATATTGAGAAGTATGATGAGGATGCAGATGCTAAAGAGCAGGTAGAGTTGGTAGAGTTGTTAGAAATAGATTTTAGAATGAGGTTTAGTTAATAGGTACAGTGCGGGGTGAAATACCCTGCTAGGCTTGGCAATTATGAGGTAGGTGGATTTCCGAGAGTTAATTGCCAATAAGAGGCACAAAATCCATAGATTTTACTGGTTGTTACTAGGAGTAAATCTATGGGTGCTTATAATTTCGATAAAGACTTAGAAGAGGGACACGGGGGCGAGGAAATAGTACTAAAGCATGTTAGAGCGAAGTATCCTAAAGCGCATCGAGTCGGGGGCTACTTTCCTGACTACGATATTATTGTCCCTGAGGTCGGTACTACTTTAGAGGTAAAGTACGATGTTGCGGTTGAGCGCACAGGCAACTATTTTATTGAGACTGAATACAACGGGAAGAGATGCGGGATTGACGCTACCAAGGCCGATTATTGGGCCGAGGTTGATGCCAATTCAATAATTATTATGGAAATAGGCGCACTTCGACACTTCTTGAAGGGCTACGATGTGGTAACGCTACCGCCCAAGAAGACTAGCCTCGGCGGTAAGGGCTACCTGGTGCCCAGAGACGCACTTTTGTATAGGGCCAAGATGGGGGACTCTTGGATTACTCTAATCAGCAGAGAGGGGCTTAGAGGTGGATAGGGGCGAGGACACGACAGCGGTTGAGGATATGACAGTGGCCGAGGCCCGTGCCTACATTAAGCGTGACTGGAAGGATTTGGCGGCTAAGAATCAGCTAGGGGAGGCATTCGCTTGGTACTTCAACATTCGGGCCAAGCGGCGGGGGGAGAGTGTGGGGGGCCTGAATGAATAAGGATAAGCCAATATTCACTTCTATTTGGGGGAATGGGGCAAGGTTGGAGGTCTTTTATTATGAAAAACCAATCAAAGGTGAGTACCTTCGTGACCGCATCCAAATCCTCATTACCCCCGCCGATAGCAAACCTAGGGGGTGGTTGATGACGGCGGGGGAGGCGGTGGATTTGATTTACGGGTTGGCCAAGGCTTGTAGTCGGGATTTTGAGGAAAGAAGTAGCAAAGGAGGTGATAAGAATTGAGCACAGAAGTAGTAGCGCACAAGGCTCCGTTGGTCGCTGTCCCAACCAACTCGTTAGCGGGTGCTGAGAGCTGGGAGGACTTCATTTCTTTGTGGATGGTCTGCAAAGAGGTGGACAATATAAACCAGTTTTTCAAGGGCGACATAGCCAATAGGCTAGTAACAAAGCACGGAGAGGGAAGTTTAGGGGAGTTTGCCAAGTCAGTCGGTACGCCGTACCAAACGATTGTTGCTTATCGGAGAGTTGCCAGGGCGTTTGAGATTAGGGATGTCCGCAATCTAACTTGGACTCACTACCTGATTGCCTCCCACACTGACGAGTACGACAAGGGGTCTGGTACTTTCAAGAGCGACAACAGGTCGGGGTGGCTGGAGAAGGCGGAGGATGAGGGGTGGTCGAGCAGTAGGCTGGCTAGGGAAATCAAGAAGGCGAAGGCATTGGTCAAGGAGACTGCGGTGGAGTATTACAGCAGATACCTTGATAAGATGAAGAATATTCTAACTCGCATTGATAAAGACGACTTTACCGAAGAAGAGCGGCAGCAGTTTGTAGAGCATCTTAATTTGGTATATTCTGATATTAGGAGCTATTGGGAGCACTTATGAGACACCGCCCTAAAAAGCTAAAAAGAAAAAGTTTCGTAAGATGTGATATTATTGGGTGGAGGTGATTGAATATGCCTTATCCAGGATTCCATTCATGTAGGCTCGTATCGCCAGGTCTCTTTCAAAAGGAGAGTTTTAGGAATATCAAAAGTGGTCAGGGCGAGAATAGAGTACAATTGATAATTGCCAGGAGAAAAGGTACTACTAAGACTTCAACTCAGGCAATTCGCTATCCCGTTGAAGTTTGGCGGGAAAGTAGAGCACGCGCTCATTGTAAAGACCACGGGGGTACATTTGAGCCAGCGAAGTAGGAGATTATTATGTCCAAGACAGTAAACAGAGTAACCATTCTAGGAAATATCTTACGAGCACCGACTCTAAACAAGACCACAAGCGGTGCTACGGTTTGTAATGCCGCCATTGCTACGAATAATAGGATAACGAATAAACCCCAATTTACTGATATTGTGCTTTGGAATAGAGCCGCCGAAGCGTTTCACAAACAAGTCGTTGAAGGCACCCGTGTCTACATTGAGGGCTACATAAATACTTACAGCAATAAGGATGATAATCAAAAGACTGAGGTTGTCGTTTCAGATTTTGCGGTTTTAGACGGTGGTGGTGTGAAACCAGAGGAGGTGATTTTGAATGATTAAAAGAGCTATCCAGGCGGTAAAAGTAGTCGGGGTCAATTTCAACCGTAAGGATGTTTTAGTGGTGTTGGAGAAGGGTAAAAACGCCCAAAGATTGATTAAGGTAATAGAGGTGGCACTTGATGGCAAATTCCCCTGGGAAACAGCCATATTAGAAACCTTCTCTAAGGAAGTAGACAAACCATCTGCCTTTATTTGCAGTGAGTGTCGAAGGCAATTCAAGACAGAGCGAGGACTGAAGTCTCACTTCTCAAGAAAGCACCGATATAAGGAGCTTCCCGAAGCACTAGAAGCAGTTACTAAAAAGACTTCCCCAGAAGAGAAGATGGCTGCCTTCAAGAGGTGGCTAGACGAGAATCCTAAGAAGGTGCTCGTGCTCCAAAGAGAAGACGACTCGATTTTCATTGAAGGTCAGAGAGATGTGCGCCCATTGAAGTACCTAGATGAGAGTGACGGATTATGAGTGAAGAAGAAGTAAAACAACCACATCCAAATACACCTAAGGGTATTGACTGGGTAGCAGCCAAGCAATACTACCTGGAATCCTTTTCTCGTACCTATGCAAATGTAGCGAGTAAGTTTGATGTTTCTGCCCAACAGGTAGAGAAGCATGGTAGTGAGGAGGGCTGGGTGAAGAGTAGGAAAGGATTAGGAGAGAGGGCACTAGAGGAATTTGAATCAAACAAGGTGGCAGAGATTGCTCAGTCAAACAATCGCCACCTCGCGGTGTTTCGCTCACTATTAGATAAGGCAGAGGAGCGGCTTGCTGTTTCAGACGATTTGAAGGTGAGTCAGTTGAAAAACCTAGCCGATACTATCGAGAAGGCTGTACACGGGGAGCGGTTGATTCTCGGATTACCAACCACAGTATCCAAGTCAGAGATTATGGGTAAACTGACTACCGACCTCAAGCTATCTTCTGAGCAGCTTTCCAATATGGACAAATTCTTCAAAGACGAGGCGTAATGCGAAGTATAACCGAGCTAATCACGGAGTTTGGTAGGCAGGAGGCGAGAGCGTATTTGCTTCATTTCTTTGAGGATGAGGCCAACATCCGCTATTTTGCCAGTCTTTTCCCCGACCACATTGAATCTCCATTACCTGAGTGCCACCGAGAGCTTTACAAGATAATTCCTAATTACAGTAGAATAGCAGATGCTGCCCCCAGGGGCTCTGGTAAGACAACAGCCGTGGATTTAGTAGTCTTGGCTTATTACTCCCTATTTGGTAAATCTCCCTTCTCCCTTCTTATCTCTGACACGCTTCTCCAGTCAAAGCTCCACTTAGAGGCTCTAGCGCACGAATTAGAAAGTAACGAGGCTATTGCCTTTCTATTTGGCGATGTAGTAGGGAATATCTGGGGAGCCGAGAGTATCCTGATTAAAACAAGCTACGGGGAGTCGCTAATTATCGCTAAAGGGGCAGGACAGAAAATTAGAGGTTTGAAGTTTCGAGAGAATCGACCTACTCTAGCGGTTGTTGACGACTTAGAAAACGATGAGTCCGTTGAGTCTGATGAGAGGCGGCAGAAGCTAGAGAATTGGTTTAGGTTTAATTTCCTGAGAGGGCTTGCCAAAGATGGTAATAAGGTGATTATGCTTGGGACTATTCTTCACGAAAACGCCCTGCTCAAGAAGATAATCGAGAAGAAAGAGCCTTATCAGGGGTGGGAAACTAGGAAGTACAAGGCAATTAAAGACGATAATACCTCGTTTTGGGAGTCACGGTTTCCTCTGTCCTACCTGTTGGATATTAGGGATAATCCAATGCATCCTGAGTACGCTGGTAGTATCGTGTTTGCACAGGAGTATCAGAATGAGCCAAGGAGTGATAAGGACAGAATCATTAAGGAGGGGTGGTTACGGTACTATTCTTCTAGCAATAAAACTAGTGAAGAGTGGCTGAAGGGGTTGCAAATCATAGGTGGTGTCGACCCAGCTATCTCTGAAAAAGAGACGGCATCTTTCTTCACCTTTACTACTATTGGGGTTGATAAAGAGGGTCATATTTGGCACTTAGACACGATTAGGGGGCGTTACAGCGCACTTGAGCAGTCTCAAAAGATTATCGCCTGTTACAAGAAGTGGAAGCACAACGAGATTGGTATCGAGTCAATTGCCTACCAGAAGGCTTTGAGTCAGTTAGTTAAGGTTGAAGGGGCGAAGGAAAAGGTGTATCCTCTTATTAAGCAAATCTTCACTGATAAGGATAAGACCAGACGGCTGGTAGCATTATCTGCTCAGTTTGAAGGCGGGTTTATACATTTAGATACAGATAGCGGGGAGATGGAGAATTTGAAGAAGGAAATCCTAACATTCCCAGCTAAGCCAAACGACTCGGTGGACTCACTTATGTTGGCACTTGAGACTTCCCAGAAGCCGAAAGCACGGGTGTTTGCAAAGAAGGCACGGGCTTTCTGAGATGTGGTATAATTGGAGCGAGGTTATTCATTTATGAAGTTACTGAGTAGCAAATTTCCCTATCAATCAGAAGTCGCCCGTCTCAACGGTTACTACACAAACCAAGAGCTGTTGGAGGGGAAACATTTTGCGGCGTTTGCCCTACAGGCTGAAAGAGGATTTAGTGAGCGATACGCTACCCTGCGTTACATAGTTTGTAACTTCGCTGGACTGGTATCGAAGGTAATTGCTGACATTTTGTTTGGCGAAGAGGTCAAGATTAAGTCTGAGCGCAATCAGTCGTGGCTAGAAGACCTTTATTTCAATAACAAGCTACAGTCCCTGAATTACGAATCCGCTATTTCCAACTCCGCTAAAGGTGATGCTCTATACAAGATTAGAATTGAGGACAACGAGATTCATATTGACGACATTAACCCCGCTATTTACTTCCCCCACTTAGACAAGGACAACCCTAGAAAGAAGCCAGCCGTTGAGGAATTGGCTTGGACTGAGGAAATCGGTGAGACAAAGTACCTGCTTAGGGAAATCCACACGGAGGGCTTTGTAACTATGGCTGTGCACGAGGTAGACAAGAAGGGGGATATTGGTATCCAGGTGCCGATTGAGGACTATAATGGAATCGCAGGTACTGATTATGTTGAGTTAGTTGAGACGGGTATTAAGCACAATCTTCTAGTCCATGTCCCCAACTATCGCTACTCAGGCAGCTACTTCGGAGTGTCTGACTACACCGACCTAAACTCGCTCATTTTCGCACTGAATAATAGGATGACGAAGGTTGATAATATCCTTGATAAGCACTCCGACCCAATCTTAGCTGTACCTGAGGGTGTTTTGGATGAGGAGGGGAATGTTAAGAAAGAGGCTTTTGGGATGATTGAGGTGGCCGAAAAGGGCGAGAAGCCTGAATATATCGTCTGGAATGCTTCGCTAGAGGTTGCCTTCAAAGAGATAGACAAATTAGTTGAGTTTCTATTCATGTTTAGCGAGACTTCTCCCGATGTGCTCGGTCTTGGCAAGGGTCAGGCGGAGTCTGGTCGGGCACTGAAGATGCGAGTATTGCGGACCCTAGCCAAGAGAAACCGAAAGCAACGCTATTACGACCAGGGGCTAAAGGAAGTATTCCTGATTGCTCAGGAGCTTTCTAGGGCCAAAGGATACACAGTCAATGGTAAACGATGTCCTGACGAGCCAATAATCCCCCACCTAGTTTGGTCTGACGGACTGGTAGATGACCCAATGGAGATGGCTGAGATTGAGCAGATAAAAATAGAGGCGGGATTAACGAGCAGAAAAAGGTCAATTATGAGGCTCGAAGGTGTGGAAGAAAAGGGTGCCGATGCGATTATTAAGGAGATTGCTGGAGATAGTACACAGCAATCGTAGTGTGTTATACTGATACAGATAGTTTACCTCTTTTCAGGTACAAATCCTGTAAAAGATGACATAGAGGAGGTGATAACGAATGTCCGAAAACGATAAAGACAAGTCAACCAAAGAGAAGGATAAGTCTGCGGAGACGAAAAACACCGATACCTCTCAGGATGATAATCAAGATGCCACTTTGACCGATAAGCAGTGGGAATCTGCTTTTAAGCACCCACGCTTCAAGACACTCAATGAGCGGGCGACCAAGGCCGAGAAGGAATTAGAGAAATTCCAAACTAAAGCCGAGGAAGCCACTGAAAAGAAGCTCAAAGACGATAAGAAGTGGCAGGAGCTGTCAGAGAAGAAGGGCGAAGAGGTTGTGGTCTTAGAGGCCAAAATCAAACTAGCCACCAAAACTCGGTCAGTGATTATGGAAGCGGTGAGGCTGGGTATTAAAGACACCGATGCAGCAGTTAAGCTGGTAGAGCTAGAAGACATCCAACTGGATGACGAAGGCAAGCCAACCAACGCTGCGGAAGTAGTCAACGCCCTAGCCGAAGCAAAACCATACTTGATTACAGGAAAACCCGCACCGAATATCGGGGCGGATGTAAATCCTGCTTCAACAGAAGGACAAAAGAGGGTGTGGGCAGCGTCTGACTTGCGGGAGAAACAAAGAGACCAAGAGTGGTATGAGAAACACCGTGAGGAAATTGACCAAGCCTACGCCGAGGGTCGTGTAGATTATAAGAAATAGACTTTTGTGAGGAGGTGAAATATAAATTATGGCTGGAAGACTAACTACAAGTGAGCTTCAGTATCATATCCCAGAAGTTTGGGCCAATAAGGCTCTTGGGTATCTACCCAACTACCTGAATTTGGTCAAGACTGTAACTGTGGATTTCGATGCTGACGAAATTAAGCGTTACGGTGACATCATCAACCTTCCTGTGAGGGGAGCGTTGACTGTTAACGATAAGGATGCAAACAGCGATGTTACTAGGCAGACTCCCTCTGATGACTCAGTTACTCTGACTTTGG